ACCGCGTAATGGCAATTAACATCCCGATCATCAGCGAGTTTGACGGCAAGGGCGTATCTAAGGCCATCAAGCAATTTAAGCAACTTGAGACCACAGGTGAAAAAGCCCAGTTTGCGATCAAGAAAGCTGCCGTTCCTGCAGCTGCGGCGCTCGCTGGTTTGGCTGTTGCGCTGGGTGATGCCACACGTGCTGCGATGGAAGACCAGCAAGAGCAGGCGGCATTAGCGCTTACTTTGCAGAATGTGACTGGCGCGGGCGCTGCACAGACCGCACAGGTAGAAAAGCAGATCAGCGCAATGAGTCGAGCGTCTGGCGTTGCCGACACCGAGTATCGCAAAGCATTAGAAGCTCTTGTGCGCGGTACCAAAGATGTTGGCATTGCCATGAACGACATGAACCTTGTCATGGACATCAGCACCGCCACCGGCATGGATTCTGCCAGCGTTGCCGACGCATTGGCTAAGGCTTACCAAGGCAACTTTAAGGCGCTCCGATCATTAAGCCCAGAGATGTCAACCATGATCAAAGAAGGCGCAAGCCTCAACGAAGTCATGGACGTGCTCGGTGGAACCTTTGGGGGTGCCACAGCCAAAAACGCCGAGACCGCTGCAGGGAAAATGGCAATTCTTAAAAACTCCATTGGCGAAACCAAAGAATCAATTGGTGCAGCTCTTCTGCCCGTGCTCAAGGCTGTGCTACCTGTGCTCAACAAGTTCGCTATGTGGGCTCAAGACAACCCGAAAGCATTCTTGGCTATCGCAGCCGCCATCGGCGCGGTCGCTGCCGCCATTGTTGTCACCAACATTGCCATGGCACTCAACCCATTCAGCCTGATCGCTGCAGGTATCGCATTGCTGGTAGTTGCGCTGGTTACTGCATACAACAAGTTTGAATGGTTCCGTGACGGCATCAACGCAATCGTCAACACCGTAATCGGGTTCTTTGCTGGCATGGTCAACGCCGCTATCGGCGCGGTTAACGCAATCATCAGCGCCTACAACTCAATCCCGTTGTTACCAGACATTCCAAAAGCACCAACAGTTCCTGTGCCACAATTAGGCGGTCAAGCACCATCGGCTGTCGTTGCTAAGAAGATTCCACGTTTGGCTGAAGGCGGCATTGTCAACTCCCCTACTCTTGCGCTGATCGGTGAAGCAGGCCCAGAAGCCGTAGTGCCATTAGACCGCATGAATACTGGCGGGGGAGTGACCGTCAACGTCACAGGCGGGCTCTCAACTAGCGCAGAGATCGGTCAAGCCGTGGTCAACGCATTGCGCGCCTACTCACGGAGTGCAGGGCCGTTGGCTCTGAACATTGCCTAATGCCAAGAGTCGCCGTTGTTGATTCAGGCAATTATGACCTGCAGGTTGCTACAGGGTTTATCCAAAACGGGTTCACACTTGATTCCGAATATAAAGGAATTTTAGACAACACCGCTTACGTGCTAGATGGTGACAGCGAGTTCGCTAGCGTCATGGACTCAGTAACTACGATCACAGCCAAGCGCGGCAGACGCGACATTGGCGACACGTTTAGCGCTGGCACAATGACCTTCACCATTCAAGACGTGGACGGTGTGTTTAACCCGTTTGATGAAAACAGCCCGTACTACGACACCGCAGAATCCAAGCCTGGTCTTGCACCAATGCGTCAGGTCAAACTGATTCGATACAGCTCTACCGATGCCCCTGAATTGCTGTACTCGGGCTATGTCGTGAACTACGACTACAACTTTGCGCTCGGCGGTCTAGACACCGTGACCGTGTATTGCGCTGACCAATTTTATTTGCTAGCCCAAACCTATTTGGACGAGTTCAACCCATCAGCCGAAACATCAGGCGAACGCATAGAAACCGTGCTCGATTTACCAGAAGTTGATTTTCCAGCCTTAGCGCGCAACATAGCCACAGGCACCGTAAACCTCGGCCACGCCGCCGCCTACACCGTGCCGGCAGGAACCAACGTGCTGCAGTACATTGCCCAGATCAACGACACCGCCGAGTTCGGGCGTCTGTTCATGTCGCGTGATGGCGTGCTCACATTCCAAGACCGCATCGGTCAAACCCTCTCGGCGCCAGTTGCAGACTTCCACGATGACGGCACCGAATACAAGTACAACGGCGTGGGCATCTCGTTTGAGGCTGACGCAGTAGTCAACCGCGTGGTCGTGACGGGTCTTAATGGCAACACGGCAACAGCCACCGACGCAGGCTCAATCGCCACATACTTCATTCAAACCGACAGCATCACCAACAGCCTGCTACATGAGCAACCATCTATTGACGCTGCAGCTGCCTATCTGCTTAACCCTGAACCAGAAGCCCGCTACACGTCAGTTGAGACCGCATTCCTAATGCTGACCACAGCCCAAAAGGACACTCTGGCAACCCTAGAAATAGGAGACACCATCACCGTAGAAAAGACATTTCCAAGCGGTGCCGGCACGACCCAACTGGCGCAAGAGCTGTCCGTTGAAGGCATTGAGCACTATCTGGATTTCTCTACTGGCCACCGCGTGCTTTACAGCACCGCGCCAACTGTGATCGTTTACGAATTGATCTTGGACGACGCTGTGTATGGCACACTCGACGCAGAGAATGTTTTAGGATAAGGAGCACTTATGGGAGTTAACGCACAAATTGAGGTTCCAGCCTTTACCGCTGGACAGGTTCTTACAGCTGCGGAAATGACGCAGATCAACACAGGCATACCAGTCTTCGCTACCACGACAACCCGTGACGCCGCGTTTGGTGGCGCAGGCGAAAAGGTGTTGGCCGAGGGACAGTTTGCTTACATTGAAGCAACCAACACGACGCAATACTATGACGGTGCAGCGTGGCAGTCGGTAGGCGTAGCACCTGGATTAATTCCATTGACGCCTACATCGGTTGCGGTTGGTAGCGGTTCAGCAACTATTAACGCAGGCGGTTCTGTCACGTTTACTGGCGCTTCTTCGGTCAGTCTTAACGGTGTTTTTAGTTCTACATACACGAACTATTACGCCATTTTAAACATGACAGCAACTTCAGCCGAACAAGACGTATCTTGTCGTTTGCGTGCAAGCGGTACAGATACTTCAACCTCTACTTACCAGTATTTGCGAAGCCAGTTGTACACCAGTTACACAGGCACGGAAACTACGAGCACAGGTTTCTACATTGCAACGCCACACACAACGGCTATCACAGCACACAACGCCATGATGACTTTTTACAACCCAAACTTGGCATCACGCACAGCAATCAACACAAACAACGTGATCGTGGATAGCAACGGAAACATTTACAGTCGAATCGTTGCAGGCAACCAAACAGGAAGCACACAATTTGACGGCTTCACACTTTATGTAAGCGGAAACTTCGCAGGGACGGTAATGGTTTATGGCTACACCAAGTAACGACATCACACCAGACGACAGCATCGCACCTGTGTATCTGGAACCGCGCGACGATAAACAGGTTTTAGCAGACACAAAAGAAGCTGTTCGACTAGCAAAGATTGATGCTGATTTACAAGCACTCAAGACAGCAACACTCGCAAAACTTGGACTTACTGCCGACGAAGTAGCCGCGCTTCTGTCCTGATGCGATGGCGTTACCTCATCGGCTACGTCGCACTCATTGCGGTCGTCTTGTGGGGATGCGCGGGATGCGGTTACGACGGCTCATATCGCTACCCATGCCAAGACCCAAACAACTGGCAAAAACCTGAATGCGAACCACCGATCTGCAACCCATCTGGAACGTGCACACGGGATTTAATTTATGAGACCACGCCTTAAACCCGAGGAGCTTCACGCTCGACTAATCGTTGTTGTCGGAATCATCCTTGCCAGCGTGTTTGCCATCACCGTGCTTGGCTTTGTCTATGCGCTCATGTTTGTGACCCAACCGATCGGCCACCAAAGCCCTAACGACTCCGCATTCATAGACCTGCTCTCAACCCTGACCGTCTTCATGACCGGCACGTTGTCAGGCTTAGTGGCCTCAAACGGGCTAAAGTCAAAAGCGAAAGAAGGAGCCAAAGATGTTGAAGCCTAAAGACAAAGCCCTACTCGCCTCATACGGTCGCTCGGTCATCGCAGCGGTCATCGCGGTGTATTCCACAGGCAACACAAACCCAGCCGATCTAGGCAAAGCAGCGCTTGCCGCGCTTGTGCCAGTTCTCATCCGATATGTGAACCCAAAAGACCTGGCATTTGGTCGTGGCAATAGCCAAAGCTAAAGCAGGCGTGCCAAACGCACGCGACTACATAGGCAACGCAGACGGTGCATCACCAGCACCACGTGCCGGCATGAACGAATGGATAAAGCAAGCAATCGCTGCATCAAATGGCGCGCTTTGGAACAACGGGTCTTGGGGTCAACGTGACATGCGCGGGAAGCCAGGCTCATTGTCCGTGCACGCGACTGGCAGAGCTGTTGATCTGTCGTATCGCAAAAGCGAAAAGAACCCAAAAGCAGGCCGTAAAGAAGCGCTTGTCTTTATTGACAAACTGGTTGCTAATGCCAACGATCTTGGTCTGCAATGTATTTTGGATTACTACCCAGAACCACAAGGTCGAGCATGGCGTTGCGATCGGTACGCATGGCTCAAATATGACAAGCCAACAATCCACGGTGCACCAGGTGGCGACTGGTTCCACATTGAAATCACACCACAGGCCGCCGACTCAGTAATCTGGGTTAAAGCCGCATTCTTAAAGGTGTTCGGGGAAATCCCACCCAAGGACACACCTATCCCCTAAGGTCGAATTACCGACAAAAGGACAGGCGATGACTGAACCACAGATAGTTGACTACAGCGTCTATATAGGCGTGATGGATAACGGTCAAGAAATTCTGGTGCAAATCTTCACGGACCCCGACTCGGGAAAATACTTACAAGGACAAATCGCATTCAGATCGCACGCTTCATCTTGGGGCGTGCCCATACCTTTGGAGAAAAGATGAACTATTTTGCAGAAAAAATCATAGGGCTAGTGCTTTGTACGGTCTTTGGGGTTACGGCGCTTACAGGGGCTCCTAGCGCGTCTAGCGACCCATCTAGCACCATTGCCCTAGCACCGTTAGACGTGCAGAACTACCTAATTGAGCCGAGCACGACTACCAGCTCAACGATCTACATTGACCCCTACACGACCGCCTGTGAGCAGTTCAGCGCGCTTGCGGTCAACCTTGGCTGGCCTGCCGATCAGCGCACCGTGCTCGAATCTGTGATGTGGCGTGAATCAAATTGCACACCTAACGCATACAACAGCAAAGACCCAAACGGCGGTTCGCGCGGACTAATGCAGATCAACGGATTCTGGACACCATGGCTAACTGATGCCGGCATTATCACTAAGGCAGAAAACCTGTTACAGGCTGATGTTAATTTGCGCGCAGCGTTAGCGATTTACGATTACGGCGTCAAGCGTCACGGTTACGGCTGGGGGCCATGGAGTGCAACAAAATGAGTGAAGGTGTGGCATGGAATCAAGGCGAACTATCAGAAGAAACCCGACGAATGGTAATGGAGCAAATGATGACAACTAAACACGACATGGCAATCTTCAATTTAATTAACGAAATTGCAGACATAAGCACTAATCCGCACGCAAGCATTATCCAGCGTCTTAAAGGCATGAAGAACTCGCTGTCATTAGAAGACCCAATGCCATTACACGACGTGACTACACTCGACTTAGCAATCAAAGCATTACAAGCACATTCCTAACCGACAAGGGAGATTCCGACAATGAAAACTTGCACGATCTGCAAAGAACAAATCGCCTACCCAGAGATAACAGGCAAAACACATTTCGTCTGTGATGGCCGTGTACCGGCACGAAAAAACGCCCCATTCATTGAGGGCATGCTGGCATCACAATCATCAGCCGATGCGCGCTGGACACGACCACAACAAAACGAGGTGGACGCTGCCATTATGCACGTTGCGCGCACTAAAGGGTTCTTCACATCTGACGATATTTGGAAACACCTAGGCGATCAGTTCCCTGTCACCAAGGGCATCGCTGGACGGCTTAACGCTGCCGCTAGACGTGGCATCATCCGCAATACAGGCGAACTGGCATATGCACAGCGCGGTGGCGCGCATGACCATGCACAGCGCTTATCCGTATGGGCAGGCATCTGATGGGCTTTGACTTAAGCAACTACGAGACAGTCGAGCAACGCCTTGTCCGCTGGTGGGCTGCATATCCGAACGGGCGCGTCTATACGTGCATGATGAATTACACAGGCGATGCGTGCGTGTTCTATGCAGAGCTGTACGCCGACAAAGATGACAAAGTGCCAGTTGCTACGGGCTATGCGGAAGAAGTCAAAAGCGACCGCGGTGTTAACGCAACGTCATTTGTAGAAAACTGTGAGACAAGCGCCATTGGTCGCGCTATTGCCAACTGCCCGCTACAGGCTCCTGTTACTGGCCCGAGGCCGTCACGCAATGAGATGCAAAAGGTCGAGCGCCTAAGCACATCACCACAACCGCAAGTGCACACACCCTCTGGCGCATTTGCCACACCAAAGCAAATTGGCTACATAAAAAAACTTGCCAAGGACGCAGGGCTTGATGATCTTGGTCTGTTGGAGATGATTCACCGTGAACTGAATGATGACAGCGCGGTCTTAGAGCTGTTGAAATCGCATGAAGCAAGCAAAATGATTGAGAGGCTTAAATGACATTAGAAGACATGATTAGCGCGTTGGAACGGTTGCAGGCGATTTACCCGACGCTGTTGACTGAGCAGACACAAGCAAGAGACAAGATCAGGTACGCAATATCGCATTTGGCTGACAAGATTTGGACGGAAACGATTTAGTGAAGATTGATTTAAAGATCAGCGAAGCCGACTTTAAGGACATGGTGATCAGCGTCGCTAAGCGTTACGGATGGTTAGTGCATCACGATCTGCCAGCACAGAACAGTCGAGGACGCTGGATGACAAACGTGCAAGGCGATGCAGGCTTCCCTGATCTGTTCATGGTGCACCCATTCCAAGGCGGTCGGCCGTTAGTTATTGAGTTAAAAGCAGAAAAAGGCAAGTTGACGCCTGGACAAAAGATTTGGTTAAACGCTTGTGAGATGGCTGGATGTCATGCAGCGGTATGGAAGCCCAGCGACATGGAGTACATTCTTTACACTCTCAGCAATCCCAGACAGTAAAAATCGGCTAGTAGCACGACCTAAGCCATTCGCACGGCAGTTGGTGACACACGGAAACGTGGGTAGATCGGTGCGCCCCGAATCATGCAAGACGAAATGAAACGGGCAAAGCATCGAGGCGAGCTGTAAACATAATCAGCTGAATGCAAAGGGAACCAGGATGGGCAATCTGGTGGGTGGAGCATTCACACATCTATTGACCTGCAGATGACATACAGTTAACAAACAAAGAAAGCACAGACATGAACCCGACAACACACATGACACACAACTACCGAGGACAAGGCGCGCAAGCGCCGCGTCAGCACAAGCGAAGCGCGTGAGATGACACGCGAACGACAAGAAAAAGACACACCGATCTACAAGCAAGCACGAGC